ATCAATTACTTCTTCATAACCTAATTTAATATCTGCGTAACCAGTACCTGATACTCTAGCGTTTTCTTCATTTATTTGTTTGTTGTAATTATAAAAATATTCATCAAATATATCAAGCTGAGCTTGTTTAGCAAATAAGTTAAAATCACTAGGAGATATATACCCATAGTTGTTTTTATTTATTATTGCAAGCACAGTATTTCTAACTGAATTTATCATTTGAAAATGTTTCTACAAAGATACATAAAATAAAAAAGCACCCTGAATTTGGGTGCTTTCTCGCTGTCGATAGTAAAGGAAGGATTAAATCGTTATGAGACTGCTATTCCACTTACTGCATAAGGTAGGTTCTCTACATTATAAGATGGGTTTGTCCAAGAAGTAGTTAATGCTGCCACAACTGCGTCTTGTATTGCATCTCTTTGCGTTTCATCTCCCGCACCTGCTGTTGCGTGAGTAATAGTTGTTGCTTTTCCACCATCATAAGTAATTACAACTGTAGTAGTAGAAGCTTGTTCTATTAAAAGAATTCCACTAACGGCTACCAATTGGTTTTGCTCATTAGTTACTGGGATATTTAAAAATTTTTGCATCGTTAAAAAATTTATGCGTTAAACAAGTTACAAAGTTACGAATTTTTAACTAACGTT